ATTCTAATATTCACATTAGTTTCAATCATATTAATGACTGCGCAATTCTACATCATGCATGCTCTAGGTATTTCACTATTTGCAGCAGTAACAACGTTTCTCTATTTCGATAAAGAATTCGAGAAATTAAAAAAAGACTGAATGCTATCGGCAAATAGCAAACAGTCGAAGTATCAACAAAATATATTCAACTTAATCATATAACAACGGAGGTTCGTTATGCAAGGCAATATTATTCTCACAAAAGGCGAATATGAAATTTTGCTTAAAGATAGCATTGATTTAGCGATGTTAAGCAGTGACCATAAACATTTAAAACGCAGAAACGAAGCACTAGAAGAACATATCGAAGATCTACGAAAAGATATTAATTTATATATTGAATTATATAAAAACGCAGATGTAAGAGCTAATCAATTACAGAAGATGTTAGACGAAAAAGAAATGGAGGATCTAACTAATGACTAACCTTTATAACTTATCAACAAGACATCAACAATTACTTAATATGTTGGACGAAGGTTATTCTATCGAAGATTTACAAGATACGTTAGACAGTATTGAGGCAGATATGAATACCAAAGTGGATAATACAGTCGGTTTAATCAGAAGTATAGAAGCTGACACTGATGCAATAGATAAAGAGATTAAACGTCTACAAGCGCTGAAGAAACAAAAGAATAATTTTATCGGCAGATTAAAGCAACACTTACAAGACGCTTTAGAAGTACAGCAAAGAGATAACTACAGAACATCAACTAACTATATCTACAAACGCAACAATCAGCCTAGTGTGAAGATCACAAACGAAACGCTTATCGATAAAGCGTACCGTATACCACAACCTGATAAATACGATAGAAAAGCAATGAAAGAAGATATTTTAGCAGGTGCAGATGTTGAAGGTGCAGAATTAGTAAGTTCAACAAGTTTGGTGGTGAAGTAGATGGAATTTAATATTTCAAACGCTAAAAAAATTACCACAGATAAATCAACGTATCTCATATATGCAAAACCTGGCACAGGTAAAACACACACATTGAATTTCTTACCTGGTAAAACACTTTATATCAATGTAGACAAATCAGAACGACCTTTAAAAGGCAATGAGAACATCGACATTTTAGAATTCAACACTCACGAAGCATGGGAAGAGTGGGGCGAATTGATGAAATGGCTTAGTAAAAATAAAGAAACAGTTGATCAATACGACACGATTGTCATCGACAACATATCAGAGTTATTCCGTTCAATGCTCGCTAATCTAGGACGCAACGGTAAGAATGAGCGTGTACCTGAAATGAGCCATTATCAACGTGTAGACTTCTTCACGATTGATAGTTTGCGTTTCCTGCAATCGCTAGGAAAACGACTTGTATTTATTGCTTGGGAAACGAACTTCGAATTTTATACACCAGCAGGACAACAAATTACGCAAGCTGTCCCAGATATTCGTAAAACTATTCGTGACAATGTTGCAGGACTTTGCCAAGTAGTTGCTCGATTAGCGTTTAATGAAAAATCAGGCAACCGTGGTTTTATATTAAGTCCTAGTAACAATGTATTTGCTAAAAATCAACTAGATAATAGAGAACATTGCTTACAAGAAGAATTGTTTAAAGTCGGTGATGTGGATGATCCAACTACGTGACTATCAAAACGAATTGATAGAAGGTATTTATCAATCAATGAGTAAAGGTAACACAAAAATAATGGTTGTTAGTCCCGCTGGAAGTGGTAAGAGCGTCACAATGTCAGAAATTGCTAGACGAGCAACCGATAAAGGTAATCGAGTATTGTTTATCGTTCATCGACGTGAATTAGTCAATCAGATTAAAGCAACTTTTATCGCTAATGGTGTAGACATGGATTTGTGTCGTGTTGGCATGGTTCAAACTGTATCAAACAGAATTAAACGAGGTAAAGAACCTACTCCCTCTATCATCTTAGTAGATGAAGCTCATCATAGTATGGCTAAGACGTATCTAAATATATTCGAAAGTTTTAATAATGCTTATGTATTAGCTTTTACCGCAACGCCCTGGCGTATGTCAGGTAGAGGATTTACCGACATATTTCAAGATTTAATAGTTGGCAAAACAGTTCAATGGTTGATTGATAACAATCGACTAGCACCATTTAAATATTATTCAGTTAATTTAATGGATGACGATAAACTCAAGAAAAACTCAACTGGTGATTTTAGTGATGCATCTATCACATTATCAATGGAGCCACAAATTTACGGTGACGTAATTAAAAATTATAAAAAGTTTGCAGACGGGCAAAAGACGATTGTTTATACCCACAATGTTCAATCAAGTAAAGAGGTAGCAGAGAAATTTATAAGTAATGGATATGCTGCTAAACAAGTTGACGGTAAGACACCTAAAGTAGAACGAGAAAAAGCAATGGAGTTATTCAGAAGTGGCGATATAACAATACTTGTAAATGCCGAATTATATGGTGAAGGGGTAGACGTTCCTGATTGTGAATGTGTGATATTACTACGACCTACTATGTCACTCACATTGTTTATACAACAAACAATGCGTTCAATGAGATACCAACCTAATAAGTTAGCAACAATCATTGATCATGTCGGAAATTATAGACGACATGGATTACCGAATACTGAACACGATTGGAACGTTCATTTTAAAGGTGAACGTAAGAAAAGTAAGGATAATGACGCAATTCCTATAAAAGAATGTCCAGAGTGTTACAGCGTTATAGAAAGTTCATATTCCATTTGTCCTGCATGTGGTTTTGAATTTCCACAAGAGAGAGAAGAAACAGAATTACTCATTGACGAAGATGCAGAGTTAGAAGAAGTAGACGACAAAATTATCACATTAACTCTAAAAGAGCCTGAAGAATGTGAAAGTGTCGAAGAATTATATCAACTTGCTAAACAAAAAGGATATAAACCTGGCTGGGCTTATATTCAAGCAAAAAGATTAGGAATGTTGGGAGGTTAGATAGATGTGAGATACGGAGATGTAGGAAGGTATAAAAATATAGATGGTCAAATTTTTGGTGTATATAAAATTATAGGTTTCACAGGAGAAACAGATGAATGTAATCGTCAACTATGTTTAGCGAGAAATTTAGAAAATGGTGAACTTGTAATTGCTCCTAAAATTCAATTCACAAAAGGTGATTTAACAGGATATACAAATAGCACTCATCACATTTATTTAGCAAGTAAATTAAGAGAAAAATTGAATTTTGAACAAGAAAAAAAGAGAAAGATAAAAGCGAAAATTGCAAGATATAAGAAATCTAAAGGAGTTAGCTTTAGAAAGAATAGAAATAAGTGGGTTGCAACAATACGAATAAATAAAAAAATAAAATATTTAGGTCATTTCACCACAGAACAAGAAGCCAAAGCAGCTCGACAAAAAGCAGTAGATGAACAAATTAAAATTTTAGAAAAACAATTGGAGGAATTATAAATGACAAACTTTACTTTAAACATGGAAGATACTTTTGATGGTGGAATTCAAGACGGAACTTATGAAACAGTGATTACTAAATTCGAAGAAAGTGCAACACAATCAGGAACAGAATTCGTAGATGTACGTTTAACAATTAGAAATGATATTGATCAAAAATATAAAAACAATATCGTATTCCATAGAATTTGGAAAGCGAAAGCGACAGGGAAATATGATATGCGTTTCTTCAATACTATTGGTGCTGCTGCACAATTACAACGTGGTAAACAATATTCTTCAATTGAAGAATTATTCAAAGATTTCTTAGGAAAAGCAGTACGTGTAACAGTTAAAAACGAAACTTCAGAATACAACGGAAAAACTTATGAAAATTTAAATGTTAAACGTTGGGATAAAACAAAATTCCCAGAATTGGCACATAAATTTAAAACAACTGATGACGGTAGTAATCCATTTGCTGGAGTAGAAATCGAAAAAGAAGATTATCCATTTTAATAAAGGAGGCTCACCACTGTGTATGACAAAATACCATATGAATTAAAAGAATTAGATCAGTGGTGTTGTTTCAAAATAGAGGAGGTAGAAAATGGGCGTAAAACAAAACGCCCATACAACCCTCTCACTAACAACATGGCTAAATCTAATGACGAAACTACATGGGTTAGCTTTGAAGATGCAGTTAATAATTTAAATGGTTATGACGGTATAGGTTTTTTCTTCGTAGAGCCTTATGTAGGTATTGATTTAGATAAAGTAGGCAATGAAATTGAGGAGTATTTAAATAATCCTGATACAGACAATATTATCAGTGAATTTATAAACGTCTTAGAAACCTATGCAGAAGT